CGGCGTCGGTCCCTCGTTCGATTTGACAAAACAATCATCTCGACGGTGGACCTCGTCACTCCTGTTACCATTTCTGCATATGCGGTCTTTGACTTCCCAGTGGGAGCAATGGCCGCAATTACAGAAGGAACCAATGTCGTTGCAGAGTTGATGTCGTTTATGGCCTCTTTAGGGGCCTCGACGACTATTCTCTATGACGGCACTGGTAACGGTGCGAACGCCTTGCTTACAGGGGGGTTGTGATACCTCTCCTGAAGCCGGGCATTCCATGGGTAGTACAACAATCACGATCAGTCCCGAGGATGATGCTGCTAACTGCAGTATTCTCCATTATCGGTTGGATCGCGGGGTGTACTATTCGTGATCTCGATCTGCACATTAAAGAAGGGGCCTTTAGGGGACAGTTGGCCTCGGAGAAATCCGAAACCAATACTGCTCCTTCAGCTCCTCTTCCCTAGTGCAACCGAGCCCCGCGGGAGTAATCCCGCGGGGCCTTTAGTTGCACTCTGTTGTGCGAGTCCGGGTATCAGGGGAAAGTAAGATCCAAGATCACTCCCTCTCCATCGGTTACTTTGCGTACAGCTTCGGATGGCAGTAGATATACTGCCGTACGGATAACTGCATTGCAATGGAACTCGGAGTCTGGGAAGTCTATTAAAGGATCGTCCACTGGTACGTTCTCAGCATTAACCATGACTCGGAGGCGACGAAGACCGAAAGTCTTCGGGACCTCTCCGTTGGGTTTGCTGGGAAGGAAGGACTCATTGATCTGTTTATTGGTCATAACTTGACTAGTAGGCTTATCTTTGGTTCGAGAGTTCAATAGGATCGTTAGGTGTATGCATGCTCTAGGAAAGGATACCAGTTAATGGTCCCTTACAAGAGCCTAGATGATAGTAAATTCATCGCTGCCACACTTAACGACGTCTATTCGATATGTGGAACTGTATTCAACGGTTCAAGTCGGCGGAACACCACTAACAAGGTGCTCAGTCGGCTCGCTTCGGAAGGAATAGGTTTTCTAACGAAAACCTTGCCCCGTTTGGGTAAGGCCTTTGAAAAGGCACTTACAGGAAGTATTCATCTAAACGCAATTGAGTTAAGGTTTGAAGCCTTGCCCAATAGTCAGCTGCCGAAACTTTTCGGTGAGCTGTTTAGTAGAATATTCTATCCAAACGGAAGCTTACTTCCGGAACCATGTGTCCTCAGCGTCAGAGTATTACGGCAGGTCTTATTCGTATATTACAAATATGAACTCCCGTACACAGATGAGCAAGAACAACAAGTCGTCTCGAAGTTCGAAAGAACAGAAGACGACCTTACTACAGTTGAGAGTACGCTTGATAACATTCAACGCATACTCTTATCAACTCCTTCACGAATCCGCTTTCGTGACACTCGTGTCACTGCCCAAAAGGCAAACGGACAAGTTGAAGTTGCGCGGCTTGCGAGGCGATTATTACAAATCGTATTCCGCAAGTTTGACCCGAAAGACATTTATCCGCGGCACGGCCCTGGAGTGGTTGCGACAAAGCAACTACCTTGGGACAAGTACCGATGGACAAATATTTCGGGACGAATTGCTGAACAGTATCCAATTGACGCATATTTCTATGCGTCCCTCGGAGCTGTCTGCGATTCCGTCCAAACTATTCGTAGTTTGGGTGATAGAAGCCTTCCGGCGCGAGTAATACTCGTACCGAAGGATTCTCGTGGCCCTCGTCTGATCTCTTGCGAACCCGTGGATTTCCAATGGGTTCAGCAAGGCTTAGGCAGGGCTATTGTGGAGTTAGTCGAACACCATCGTCTCACAAGAGACTGTGTGTTCTTCACAGACCAAACACCTAACCGTATCGGTGCCCTATACGGGTCCGAGACGGGTAAGTACGCGACTCTTGACCTCAATGAGGCCAGTGATCGCGTCTCTGTTGGTCTGGTTCGCCTGCTGTTCCCTGCTCACATATGTGAGTATCTGGAAGCGTGCAGGTCTTCATCTACAGTTCTGCCGAATGGTAAGGACTTGAGCCTAAAGAAGTTCGCGCCAATGGGAAGCTGTTTATGCTTTCCTATAATGGCGTTAACTATTTGGGCGATCCTCACGGCGGCAGCACCTGACGCGTATACGCGAGAGCGTATACATGTGTATGGTGATGACGTCATAGTCCCAACGGCTTTTGCCGCGGACGCTATGGAACACCTCGAGTCATTTGGTTTAAAGATAAACCGTGACAAGAGTTGCATCAGTGGACTCTATAGAGAGTCATGTGGCATGGATGCCTTCAAAGGCAAGGATGTCACTCCTGTGCGCTTGCGCACAGTCTGGTCGTCAACACGATCGCCTGACGCTTACGTTAGTTGGGTCGCTTATGCGAATGCCTTCTATAGTAAGGGTTACTACAATGTCTACGATTGTATCGTAGAGCATTTGCACCTGTTATATGGTGCAATTCCGACGAAGGACATGAATCTTTCATGTCCGAGTCTTATTGCAGTATCAGAACACAATAGACCGATCCGTTCACGGCCAAATGCGAAGCTCCAAAAGCTTCAGTATTTGGTCTGGGACGTTAAGTCTACTGCTGTTACTAAGATCCTCGATGGTTGGTCTATGCTACTCCGTTTCTTTGCGGAGAAAGGTAGACCGACGAAGTTCGTTGATCCAGCAGAGCTCATTGGGACTCCCTGTTTTGAAGGGGAATCTCCAATGTCTGTCAGTACGTACACACGTCGTCGGACTAGCATGCTAGTCCGTCGGTGGCGATGATTAAAGAGCTGGAACTGTCCGAAAGGGCAG